GTCCGGGGAAAGCGTATTGACTACTTGCTCCGCGCTTAAAACCCCTTCCTGCTTGGCCACGAATTCGCCGTTTTCATAGGCAACAAACGTCGGGAATCTTTCAATCAATCCTTGTGTAATCGAATCAGGCGCGGCGCCTAACTCATACTGCGCTTTAACAAATCCGCTTTCTTCCAACTCTTCAAACACCGGCTTCATTTTATCGCAAAACGAGCACCCTTTTTCGCGGTAAAACATTACGATTACTTTTTTATGCTCCGCGATTGCTTGCCGAAAATTCGATTCTGTCAGTTTAATCACCGCGTTTACTCCTACGTTACTAATTTATACCAGACTTTGCTTGCGACATACGTTCCGCCGCATGATCCGACCGGCCCCGAATAAGTACCTTCACAAGTCGAAAGCTCTGAATTCCAACTGCATCCATATCCAATATCCGCGTTGCACGCACTCTCATCTACGTTGCTTCCGCAACTTTTTGGCGTCCAGGAACAACCGCTAGGAGTGCAAGTGCCCTCAATGATGAACGTAGAGCATGGCGCCGTTATGGTATGATGATGGACTGCAACTTTCTGATACTGCGTCGTTAGGGAAATGGCGCTTTCCAGAGTATCGCCGGCGCTCGCAACAACGGTGATTGTCCCGGTTGCCCCAATGTTTTTGATCCAATAAATCCGGGAAGTATTCCCGCGATTGGCAACCGAGGACGGCGGCAAAATGTAGGTTGCTCCGCTTGTCCAGGTGCAACCCGCTTCCGCATTACAAGCGGCGGAACCGTCATCCGTAAGATTGGAACAGTTTGCCGTCCCTTGACAGGCCGCACCGTAAGTACCGGAGCAACCGCCGGTGTAATAGTTGCCGGTGCATAAATCGCCGGTGCAAGAGCTAAAATAATTCCCGTTGCACGCCGTGAAATAATAGCCGCTGCAAACGCCGGTCCCGGAATCATAGGAGCATTCGGGTTGCGTAGCGCACGCGGTTCCATCCCCGCCGCCATCGCTGAATGTGTTACAATCGCCATCAACAACGGCAACGCATGGGGTTTGGGCATTACAGGACGCGGTGTCCGTAAATACGGAACAGGAGTTGCCTTCATTTGCCGTACATCCGGCAATGGCAATACAGGCCGCCGTGGTCGTTTGGGCCGGACAGGATGTTGTGTCATAGGCGCAACTTCCGCCATAAGCGTCGTCTAACGCTTCGCAAGTTGAGGAATCAGTATTGTTGGCGGACGAACAGGAGGTTTGATCCCAAGTGCAACCGGCGTGGCTGCTTTCACAGGTTGAAAAATCCGTTCCGCTAAACTCGCTGCAACTGGAACCCGAAAACCAGGTGCATCCGACTAACGTATGGCTATTGCAAGTCCCTTCAGTTGTGTAGGTATTACATGCCGTTGGCGTTCCAGAGCAAATGTTCGCGCCTGAGGCATCGCCATAGACGACCGTTTCCGATGCTATGTTATAGCTAGACGCCGTGACTAGCGTTCCCTTGGCTGCGAAACTTCCGTAGGTTGAAAGGGTTGTCGTCGTGCCAGTATCGGCGCTTCCAGCGGTAACATTAGAACCATTATGGATAGCGCCGTAATTATATATTCCGCCGCCATAGATTTGAATAACTTGACTCGGCGCGCCGATAGTGCTTCCAACGGCAAACCAATGCGACGAACCAGCGCCAACCGAATAATAATATTGGGCGCCGTCATGGTTTGAAATTCCGCCCTTAATCGTGGAACCAAACTTAAAGCTAATATGAATCCGCGTGCCCGCTGGATTCAACAGTTCCAGGTTAGAAAGGGTATCAATCGTGGCGCTGTTGGCCGCCGATAAAGTAGCAAGGCCGTTAACGGTTAGCTTTGGAATTGCAAGGCCGTCCTGAGCGTTGGTCAGGTATTGCAAACCCTCGGACCACGCGCCCTCATTGATGCGGTATTGCAATTTCCATTCGGCGGAAGGGTTATTGACGCCTTGGATTGGCAAGGCCCACGACCTAAAGTCAACGGCCTGAGAGGCCGGACCGTTAGTTTTCCAACCGAACCCGCGCCATCGGACAGCCGGCGAGGATTGTTGCACGCCAGCCAGGGCCGTGGTTGCCGTTTCAATTCGTATAAAATCGGTTGGCGCCAGTAATTGATTTACGGCCTTAAAGGTATTTATGCCGGTCCATTCGTTACTTCTTGTTAGAAGATTTTTAACTGTAGGACTAATGGCGCCAAACATTAGAAGTTTCCACCTTGGGCAATAAGGGAAATAACTCTTGTGGCCGTGACAGTAGCAATTGATTTAACTCTTAAAACCGCGCCGGTTGCCAAGAACAGGCACCTGTTTCCGTTGTTGTCCACGTTCAACGCATTAAAAAGCTGAGGATGGGCCAAAGCATTTAGCGTTACTGTTGAATTAGTATTGCCAGTATTTGCCGGAACGGTAAACGTACCGACGATATAATCAACAGCGGAAATCGTGACAACCAGTTGCAAATCCTTTGCGCCTGTATCTGTAGACGTAACAAGGATGTTATCAATTTTTGAACCGTTAGCGCCCGCTGTAAAAAGAGTTTTCAAGGTTGTAGTATCAGCGGGTAAAATTTGCGTTACGCCGGTTGTAATGGTTTGGGGAAAAATTGGCGTTGCTGTTACTGGCATTTAGAAACCTCCAAATTGAGTGTAGGACACAAGGTCAACAGGGGCCTTGGCCGCCGCGTTAGTAGCCGCAACAATAACGCTTTGATTGTTTGGAAATCCGGTTGTCCCGGTGCCGGCGCTAGAATCCAAGGTGACTGGAATCGTCCAATAATCGGCGCCCGAATGAATCGGTGCGGCCGAAACTATCCAAATTTGATAGTTGTCCGGTTGGTTTTTATCTTGAACGACGAACACGCTTCCGGCCAGGATAAGCGGAATAAACGGGTCCACGTTGATTCCGTTTTCGGTAATATGGTCAACCGTGATGTTGAGCGCGGCGGTTTGAGTCGCGTTGTCATAACGGATATAACCGGCGGGCGGATTGCCTCCAACCGTTGTGTCAACTTGATACTCGCCAATGATCGAAGAGGTAAAGACGTTGGTTGTTGAACCCGCGCCTACCAGGTCAAGCGTGCCGGTTAACGGGTTAAACTTGAAACCCATTGGTTAAGTCCTCACCGCCGAAACAAAAACGTCTTTCGTGGCGTCGGTATAAGTAACCGTTACCGTGGCAACCGTAGCTAGGCCCAACTTGTAGGTATAAATTTCAGTTGTGGCGGTAGGGTAGGCGGCAAAAATGCCGTCATACTTTTCCGACACAAGGTTGGCCAAGTTTTTGACATGAAGCGCGCGCCGGCCGGTGCCGTCGTCGGAGTTGCCGAGCGGTTCGGCGCGATCCATTTTAAGCGTTGAAATCACTTCAGCCATAGCCGAATCCTCGCGCGGTTCTTTTGATTTTTTTGCACCTGCTACATAAGGTAGCCCGAATTCCGCCGCTTAGGTAGTCCTGCAACGTATAGACGGCTTGGCATCCCTGACAGGTAAACGTCCGGTGGGTTTGGCAAACGCCGGACTTGTGCTGAGTGTATTCGGCGCAATTCGTCATCGTGCAACGGCTTGCGTTTCTTGGCGCCTTGGAGGTCACGCTTTTATTATTGGCTTGTGCTCCGGGATAATTCAACCGGGTCCGCCCTTCAATTTTTTGACGGCGGCAACCCCTTCCAAGGCAACCAACTGGCGCTGTAATTCAGTCCGGCAATCCTCAACGCTCCGCGCCACGAAACCAACCCCGCCGGCGGCGCGCCAAAATGACAGGAATTCCCGTTGGTGTTCCGTGAGTCGGCCCGTTTTGCTTTTTACCTCGATAGCCAAAGGACGGCCGCCAATAATACCGAGTATATCAGAAACACCGCGCACGCGGTACGGGCTCCGATTAGTCCTAAAGCAACCGCGCTTAACGTCGAAAATCCCGACGCTATCGTGAAGAAAAACAAAGCCGCCCAAAGACCGGAGAAAGGCGCAAATCTCATTTTGTATAGCCCTTTCTGGCGTCACTCGACTGGCCTCACGCGATTGGATCGAACCACTTTCTCAATCACGATTCCGGGCCTCATCTCCACGGCCAGGCGCACGCGTTCGGCGTACTCTAGGAGCACCGTAGCCGGCCGCTGGCGAATGGCGTCATATTGGCGACCCTGTGCTGGCATGATGTAGATAACTCGCTGGCCTTGCCGAAACTTTTTAAATTCTACTTTACCCTTCATTGCTGTTGGTGCGCCCTTCCGATTTCATACCCGGCGCTCTCCGTTCCAGGTAGGCCGGCAACCTGCACCGGCAAGGAAGAAACCAACACGCTAGGCATGGGGTATTCGTTTCTAATGATGACGCCATCTGCCAAATCATGATCCAAACCCTTCAAAAATTCAATCGTCCGGCGCAGTCTCCGGTTTTCTTCAACCAATGCTTCAACTCTTGCTTCCATGTAATCCACCCACGCCAACGGAATATCGGTCCACTTTGCACGAATCATTTGACGATTTTCCTCAAAACAATTTCCCAAAGCACCAGGGCCAAAATCCAAACAATCACGCCAACGGTAAACCTATCCACGCGCCAAAACCTGTTCGGCAATAATGTTTTCAACGTGCTTTTGGCCGCCGTAGGTAATGCTGGCAATGCGTTCCAGGCCGATCCGGTAACGCTCATTTTGCTCCATTAGCCGCGTATTTTCATCGTACAGGGCCGCGACTACGCCAAGAGAATAGGCGCCTTGGTCAAGTTGTGCTTTTCGTTCCGGTTCCATCATCTTCTCCCCCACTCTTCACGATCAATTGCGCCGCCTTGTAAAAGGTAAAAGCATCAATACTGCCGCCCACCTTTTGAACCCATTTCCAAGCGGCGCTTTCCGGTGCGCCCATAATGCACAACTTAAAAAGGTGATTAGCACCGCCGTCCAAATCGTTTTGATAATTTTCGATAAACCATTTTTCAAAAGCGGCCATTTTACCCCCAAATATAAAATTTTACATAAAATATGTAATCGGATGCAGGGCGCGAATCCTGCCGTTATTTTGTAATGTTACGCCAATTGGATTTGTTTCACGGTGTTACCGCTTATTCCCGCAACATTACACAGTGGCCTCTGCCTTCCGGCTGTACCCTCTGTTTGCGTGTCTCCAGTGGGTTAGGGTTCGACTAGTTCCCACTTCTAACCTGCGTCTTACAGGCCCACAGCTTCCCACGCCGATCCGATATCTTTACAATCCTTTACAACTCTTTACACTTCCAACGCTTGACGCGCCAAATCCGCGCACGCTTGCCGGTCCAAGTTGAATGTGCCATCCGGACGCATAGGTCCGGCGATCAACGTCAACGCGCGGTGCATTTTCTCATGCTCATCCGCTAGGGCCGCCATCAATTCGTTTTGTGCGTGGCGGCCGGAGATATGGCCGGCAATATACATTTCCACCTCTGGCACTGTCGGGCCTTTGGCCGTGGGCCAGAATTTGGAGAACTTATCCTGCCAATGGGCCACGGCCTCGCGTCCAATTTCGTCACGTTCCATTTGTTACCTCAAAACGGAATATCATCGTCTGTAAACTTCGACTCAACCGCCGGTGCGGATGACTGAAACACAGGGGAGTGGGCCATGGATTGCGGCAGAACCGTAACGGAATAGGCAATCATTTCTAGGACGCCAAGAATTTTGCCTTGGTTGTTTTGATACCCGCGCGCCTGCGGGTCGCCGGAAAGCGCCACCAAGGCGCCAACATTTAGATTACTGGCACTCAATTCCTGTGCGCGAGTGCCAAAAACGGTAACGCCAACCCGCTTGGGCCATTTGCCGGCACCTTGTGGGATTTCCACTTGAAACTTGCAATAGGCTAGGCCCTTGGTGCTCGTGGCGTGCTTCACTTCCTTTGATACAATCCCGCAACAATTTAGCGTCAACATTACTTGCTCCCTTGATTCTTCAATTCAACGTACTCAACCAATGCGTAATAAATGTCGCGGCCCTGTCCTCGGAGTGTCGAGGCCGGACGATTCAGAGCCTTTAGTTCGCCCTCAATCCAACCCAGGGCGGCCACGGCTTCCTCGCCGCTCAAATCCTGAATTTGCTTCCCGGCGTGCGGCCCCTTGGAAAGCACCAAATCAAACGGTGCTCCAAGGCTTCCGGTGCCCTTGGATAATTCCGAATCAATGATTCCGGCAATCTCAGCTTGCGGTTGAGTTTCTGAGGTCAGTCTAACTTTCGTGCCCGGTGCTGCAATCGTATATTTATTCGATACGGTCGCCTCAGCCTGTTGAGCCTGTGGTCTCGCTACAGCGGCCCTTGACGGGGCCGCAGTGCGGGCCACGGCCTGTTCACCGTCGTCATCAACTTGATACACTCCCACGACACTAGCGAGGCTATACCGGCGGGCATAACTCACGGCACTGCCAACGCTTTGGCTGTCCATCTTAGCAGCAAGGATAGGGAACCGAGAGTCAATCCATTCCCCGCTAGAATGAGCCAAGGTCGTAATCAATTCCAGTTGTCCGGCGGCATTGGTTTCGGTCGTTTGAATGACGGCAAGGTTGTTACTCGACAGTGGTTCGCGGATAGCATCCCAAACGCTTTGCAGGTCCGCGTAGGACGATTTGAAGAATGGGTTAGCCGAATCCTTGACGGCGCCCTTGATTTTGGCTTGGGCCTTGGCCAAAGCGGCGGCCAGTTCCTTGATTGATTCGCTTTTCATTTTTTACCTCTCAGCGTTTCGATTGCGTTGATTGCCAGTTCGATTGGATCGGCAATGGGCCGCACGCGGGGTTGGTCGGCCAAGGCGGTAACAAAACCAAAGCCACCGCACGATAAGCACGATTCGACGTGGTACTCGCCAGTTTCTTGATTCGTAACTGTAGTGAGGTCGCCAGTGCCGCCGCAGTGCTGGCACCGAAAGAGGTCGGCCATTGCTTGCTCCAATCAAGGCTCGACTAAAACGGAAACGCGGGAGTGTCAAAATATAAATAAAAAAACCCCGGACGTTTGGCGCTTGATTGCCTCTGCATCCGGGGTTATATCTGTTTTTGCAACAAAACGAGAATGAGTCTGGTTTATATCTAACCGATTCATTCTCGTCAATTATTATCGCCAAGGATTTGGCCCTCAACTTGTAAAAAAGGGCCAGGGGATAACCGCCAAGGATAACTTGGTGGAGGGAATGGCAACCCGATTAAAAACGCCAGAATATATTTAACCGCGCCAAGGTAAAGGCTGATCGGGCATAAAGCCCCTTGGGCCGACTACTTGCCGCCTGTGAAGAACGGACGCTTAAAAACACAGGCAAGGGATAACACGGCAAACCGGCGGTTAGGTGTATGGGGAAAGCGGCTGCGAGGGGCAGTGCGCGACCTGCGTTGAAAGGGTGATGTTGGAGGCCAGGAGATAACGGCGCCTGTCCGCATCAGGGGATTTACAAAGGAAACAACGCGCGTTGTTTTGTTTTTTTTGTAAAGCCTCTGATCCAACCCGACAACGTAAAGGAACCCGATCCGCTTCCAGGGCCCAAATCCTGTAGGTAGGGAAATGCCGTTTCTTTTGTCCAAAGGTCAAAATGCAATCCGTTATAGCTAATCAAACTCCAAGCGTCCGAACCGTTATATTGAATCAGGCGGAAATGAAGTTGGCCCGGTACATAGCCGAGAGTCGGCAACGCACCAACAGGGCCAGCGAAACGGTTAATCAACTACGCGCCAATGCTGATCCGGTGGAAAAGGAAATGCTAGGGGTTGCTGGCGAGTTGGCATTCTGTCGTCTGTTCAACTGCTACCCCGATTTAACAACCACGAATCGGTCGAAACAATGCGGCGAGGATAGCGGGGACTGTTACGTTGCCGGCGTTGGTTGGGTTGATGTTAAGACGAAAAGCCAACCAGGGGATTTGTTGATTGTTACCCCAACCGCGCCCAGCGGCCATTGGTTCGCCGTCATGATCGGCACGCCGCCCACGTTTTATTTTGCCGGCGCCATTCCGCAGGTTCGCGCCCTTAACCAAAAATATCTCAAGCAAATTCGCACCGGCCTGCATTACATTATTCCGCCATCCGATTGGCTGCCCGACTTCAAACTGCCCAAGGTTTAGACAACTGTCTAAAAGTTCTACACAGTAGCAAACTGACACCTGTTGAAATCATTGGGAAATTCTCGAGAATTTTAGCGGCATGACGCGTGCAGCACCTCATGGCATACGAGGTAACGAATATGAAAACAGCTTGTTCAGGTTGCAGTCTTGGTTTTCTGTCTCATTGGTTGAAGGACGGCAAGTGTAACGCGTGCCGTGGAAATGCTGTTGTTGTCGAAATTGATCCACGCGGCCCAACCCGTAAAATTGAGGCCGTACATATTGATACTAACGGCGGTAACACCACGGTTGACTTGTCGTGCGGACATTCCGAGGAACGCGTGTCTCACTTTTCTTACCGCGTTGGAGAGTATGACCGATGCTATTCCTGTTTGAAGCAGCACCAAAACGCGGTTTCGGAATCAACCAAACAGGGCGGTTGATATGACCCAAAAACAATTTGGTTCCGTTACGGTTGGGAATTCCTCCATTCAGAAAGTGTCTAACTTTTAGGCAACTGTCTGAAACTTCTACAGCGTTTCGCCGTGGTTGCCCCTTTTAACGGGGTTTCAACGTGGCACAACGGATGCACTATGTCAGGGCATACGAGGTAACGAATATGACGAAAGCACAAAAGGCCGCCGAAACCAGAAAACAAAACGCAGCATTCAAGGCGCGGATGGCCTTGATTCATTCCCAAGTTGCCGCCGTGGTCGCATCGGGCAAGTGTCCTGATTGTGGTTCGGCATTGCGCCGCAACCTGTCGCTGGCCGGTTGGTATCAGTGCGAACAATACGGCGCCGAAACTCACCGCGCTAGGGCCTCTGATCCTACCTGCAACTGGCAGGGATTCACGGAATAAGGCGGCCGATATGACACAAAAACAAATTGGATCGGTAACGGTCGGCGTTTGCGAAACGGCAATGGTTACGGAAGTCCTTGCCAATGGTTCGGCCATCATTACAAGCGAAACTGGCCGAGTGTTAAACTTACAGCCCATCTCATTGACTGCGCCGGACTGGCAGGTTGGCCAGGTTGGAAAAATTACCTTTTACAGCACCGGCACGCGCGGTTGGTATGATTGGGAATTTATCGCAAATCTTGGCGCGGCGTTACCTCGTAAATAACACTCGTGCCCAGGACGGCCTTATGCGGGAAACTGCTTGGGGCCGTTTCCTTTTCGTTGCCATGCAGCATTCTTTCGCTTATTTGCAACCAATGAAATTCCTTCACGACAATAACACCGGCGTTGATTTGACGCCAAGGCAATGGGCTAAACGGGCCGTGGGCCGCATCGCGCGGCGCCACTGCGTTGAGCTACAAGCGGAAATCGAGCAACTTTCAGAGGAGGACCGGCAGTTAGTCGCGGATGAGTTTAGCCGCATGGTTAAACTCTTAGAGACTAGACGCGGGTTTATTCTAGCCTAATGCGTGTTTTGGTTGCCTGTGAATACAGCGGTACAGTGCGCGATGCGTTTGCGGCGCTAGGCCATGACGCATGGTCATGTGATTTGCTGCCGACCGATGCGCCAGGTAATCATTTCCAGGGCAACGTCCTTGAAGTCCTCAACAACGGTTGGGATTTGATGATTGCCCATCCGCCTTGCACGCATCTCGCCGTTTCCGGCGCTAGGTATTTTGCCCAAAAAAAGGTGCAACAGGCCGAGGCTTTGGAATTTGTCGCCGTTCTACTCAACGCGCCCATTCCCAAGATTGCGCTAGAAAACCCCGTTTCCATCATCTCGTCCAAAATCCGGCGGCCCGATCAAATCATTCAACCGTGGCAGTTTGGCCATCCCGAATCAAAAGCAACTTGTCTCTGGTTGAAGGGCCTTCCACTACTGGAACCAACCAAGATTTTACCCAAGCCGGCCAGCGGCCGATGGGAGAATCAAACGCCAAGCGGTCAAAACAAACTTGGCCCTTCTGCTGATCGGTGGAAAATTAGAAGCAAAACCTATAGCGGCATTGCGGCCGCGATGGCCGCGCAATGGGGTAACACCGCCCAACTCGATTTGTTTAGCCAATAAACCCGTTGAGTTTCAGCACGCGGAAAATACCCTCTTCTAGGGTGTAAACGATTCGGTGCGGTATCGGTGTTTGATACTCCGCTTCAAGCGCATGGATCATTTCATGGATAAAGGTTTTGATAACCTCGCTTTCCGCCTGATTCAGCTTCAAGAAAATCGTTCGCGTGCCAGGATCGCATAACCCCAAACACTCCGCGTCGTCGGCAATCGTTTCCTGCCAAACGATGTTGTAAAACACCTTGGATTTGATGCGCACGCGGCTAGGGATTTTCATAAGCTAATGAACCTTGGCCCGTATTGGTCAATAACGCCAAGTCCTAACGTCCAATCGTGCTGTTTTACTGGCGAATAGGACAGGGGTTTGGCGCGCTCATCTCCCAAGTACCCGCAGTTCAATTCCCACAAAATTTGGCCCTTAACGGTTTGGTAAAAGAATACCCCGCCCTTATGTGTGTGTCCGCAAACCACGTTGCGTTGATACCGCTGCGCGTGCTGGCCCAAGCGTAGGTAGTGCCCATGCGTGAACGAAACCCCATCAATTTCCAGCCAGGCGCGCGGGTCGTGAATCGTAGACACGCCGGGAAATTCAAACCATTTCCGCAACTCGATAAAAACTTCCGCTTCCGGCGCCAGTTCCGCCACCTTTTTTAGAGGTCGTATGTCGTGGTTTCCGAGCAACTGCCAGCATTTCGCGCGCGGTAAAATGTTTTGAAGTTTCTTCCAAAAGTCCTCAGCCATGCGGCGGCCCAGGGTGATTTCCTCATCTGGCCGGATAACCAAATGGCTGCGCGGAAACTTTGCCCAACTATACATATCAAACAGGTCGCCCACTTGAACTATGTCGGTAATGTCGGGATTGCATTCCGCGAACTGTAGGACGGCGGACAAGGCTCCCAGGTTGGCAAACGGAAAATGCAAATCCCCAAGCGCCAAGATTTTCCGGCCGCTCGTTCCGCCCACCGGCCGTTTGATGGCGCTATCAAATTCAATTTTTGTCAGGTCGGCAACAAAGGCCGCGTCAGTGTCTTTTTTATCGGCATAGGTTTTTAGGCCGGCCGCCATTACCAATGGCGTGTATCCTCCAAACTCGGCCCGGTATGCTTTTTCGCCTAATTTGGAATGTTGCCGAAACTCATCACGGTTTGGAGTGTGTCCTAGTTCGGACGCTATTCGGCGGACTTCCGCGATCAGGTCGGCCTGAAGTTTTTTTGACACGCCATAAAATCGTGACGGGTTTTTAGATTATTGCAAATCGTGATTCATGATTCCGAATCAGGATCAAAAAGGTCGGGCGCCTTATCGGCGGCGCGTTGAATGTCGAGGTCGGTTGGAAAGTGTTTTAAAATGGCGCGTGCTTGGCGGCGCATTTCAAGCGGCACGCGTGGCGTTTCTTTTGGCCACAACAAGGATTGCAGGAATTTACGCGCCCATGCGACGGCGCGGCGTCGTTCATCTGGAAGCGTCATTTTTGCGGATAAGGTATTTTAGCATTTCCTCGATTTGCTCAAGTCGGTGGTCAATGTGCTGGTAATTGTCGCGCGCGGATTCTTTGGTTTGAAATGTCGAGTAGGACCAAACAGCAACCCCGGCCACAAACCCAACGGCGGTTGTAATCAGTTCGGCAATCATGGCCGGCGCTCCAGGCAGGACCGGACGAAATTTACCGTGGTGTCAAAATCTTCTTTGCTCATGCACCGAAAGCCCTCTGCGTCACGGAATGGGATTAGTTCATTGTCCTGCCGGCGGATCAGGCCACCGTCATCATTGGACAGGTAATAAACCTTCACCGACAGGCCGCCAGTGCGACAACCGGACGCCATAAGGGCTAGGGCGCCAGCGACAAGCAAAAATGCAATGGTGAACCGGCTAGCGGCCTTTAAGCAAATCCTCATAACTTGAAGTGTCACCCTTGGTTGCATCGGCCTTAGTTGACGCGGCGCGTATGGCGGATAGCAGGTCGGCCTGCTTCTCGGCTGGCGTGGCTTGAAGTGTCCGCAGGAATTCAATCACAAGCGGCAAGGACTTGAGCGCCACCGTCAATAAACCGACGATTTCAAGCAAACCGGCAACCGCCATGCGTTACTTTCTGGAAATTTTGCGGATAAGGTCCACAACCTTTTGCAAGGTCTTTTCCGGTTGCTCGCCAGGGATGAGCACAAAGAGTGCAATCAAGGCCGCCGAAATGGCGCCAATTGCTTCAATGATTTGCAACCAAGGCAAGGAAATAATCGTTTGCAGCATATACCCTCCAAATGATGACCGGGCCGCCCTTCCTTGGGCTGCGCCCGGTCGTGGTCGTGGGCGGAATGTGAACCCAAAAAAAAGGTATAGGCGCGACGGCGATAAATCAAACCAAGGGGCGCAGTTTCCGCAATTCGCGGTCCACCTTGTCTACATACTGTTGATTGCGGAATAACCCGCCGGCCGTCTTTCGAGCGGCGCCGGCATTATAGGCGGCCGCTACCTCTGCTTCCGTTCCGTACTTCCATTGGAATTTCCGCAAATGCATCGCCCCGTATTTGAGCGCCAAGCCTGGATCGGCAAACAACTTCCCAAGCGGCCCCTGATAACCATGCTCGCGCGCGACGCTTCCCATGATTTGCGGCAGGCCATAGCTAAAACGCTGCATCTGCGTTTCAGTTTCGTCCGTAATGTTTAGCCGGCTTGCGTGCTCGCGCGGAAAATAAAGGTAGTTCCAGGCGCGCTCATAACGAATGGCAAACGGGTCCAAACTGCTTTCCACAGTGCAAATCGCCTGATAAAAAATCGGGTCAATTTTATGCTCATGCGCGACATAGTGAATCAGCGCAATGATTTGGGCGCGGTCCATTAGGAGTTGGCCAGAATTACGCCGCTTGCAAAGGTATAAGTTGCAGTAAACGCGGTGTTCACGCTTCCGCTTGTGGCCGTAAAGGTCGCCAAAACGGTTGCGCCGGCCGGATACATACGCGTTACAACCGAATTAACCCCGTATGCGGTGCTGTTACTAGCCGTCGCCGTGGTTGCCGTACACGTGTACGTTACAACGGCGAAACTGTTGGCCGGAACGACGCCACCGGATGTTGCCGCCGCTGAATACCTAATTCCATTTCCATAAGTTGCCATTTATTATCCCTTATTGAAGTTTATTACCTTGGAACGTAGTGAACCAACAGGCCGCAATTTTCGCCACCAACTTGCGCCGAAATCAGGTCCAACCGCAGTGCCGAGTATTTGTTGACGTTGAGCGTCTGCCCGCCGCCAGTCAAAACTGGCTTGGTGCATCCGCTAGGCGGGGTATAGGTTGAATCAACAACCGGCAACCCACTCGTCCAAATTGATGGATTGCCAACCCAACGGTTAGCGCCGGCGGCGGATGTAATCTTTGGCGTCGTGCTGAAAATGGAAGTAAACGCACCGCCCGGCGTCGTGGCCATCTTTATATCAAGTTCGGTCGTGCCGCTTGTTCCGGCAACCAGGTTAAACATCCAAACATCAATGATAGTAGCGTCAAACTCGAAAATGGTCAGGCCATCGGCGCCCGTTTGTGGCGTTGCGGTGAATGAATAGGGGCCATTCAAAAAAAACTGTTTTTCCGAATGCTGATAAAGGCCGATAAAATTCTGCAATCCCGAAATGCGCTGAATTAAATCTTCCGAAACAGCCGCCCGATACTGCGCGCCGGCATTGTAAATAAGAACCTTTTGCGGTGTTACAAGCGACATGATTACCCCTTAACTAAACATATAACCGGCCTGCCCATCTGGAAAGCCAATCAATTCAACAAAATCGCCCGATTGCGGAACAAAGTTTAGCGTTGCCCTCACTACTATCCGGCCGGTCAAGGTATTCACCGACTTTACCTGTACGGTTGGGCTGCGCCGCGTGTAATCGACATTGTGCAAATAAATATAAGCGTTCTCCAAAAACTTGGACGCGTCTACTAACGCAACGTCAAACGTGGTTTCATTTACGCCATTGGTGACAGTAACCGTTGGGTCCAAAAACACGTTTGCTTGTTTGCTGTACGCGTTTACGGCCGGATTGGTGTTTGTGGAATAGTTGTCCAAACTAATGGTGTAGTTGGTTCCAGGGGTAAAGGCCAAGGCCGGTGACAACGTGATTTTACCGCCAGGGTAATTTATCGTCGGGATATCAACCGCCGCAATCGTGCTAGTGCCGGAAACTGTCCAATCTTGACTGTAAACGATAACACTTTGCCCAACGTAGCTTGTCCATTTGCGCCACTCATCTGCGCCATACAGCGAACCAAACGACGGCAATATGCCAAAGGTTGACGTGGTTGGCGCCGTTGATGCGCCAGAATTGTCCACAAGGCTACTCGGTGAGATTACCCCGAAACGGTCGGACGCCAAAAACCCCACGTTGGATAGTAGCGTGAGGTTACAGTAACCGCCCTTCATGTCTAAGGTTCGGTCGATTACCTCAAATAGCACCACTCCCAAATCGCGCGTGCCGGTTGCCAGGTTGGTAATCCCTAGCGTGCCGTCATCCGCAACTTGCACAATATCGCCGGCCTCAATCCGCGATCCTGCTTCCAGATTCACAGTCATGCGGATTTCAAACGCTACGTTTCCAAACCTGTTTAGAAACGCCTGCGCCACCGATTCGATAACGCTTTCCGATCCGGTTAGGGCGCCGTTAATACTGCTTTTGACGCCAGTAGAATTGATTGGAAGGATATTCATTAACCCGATTCGGTTTAGTGAATCGGTATCAATCGCGCGGTAAACGGAAAAATAACGGCCGGTATCCGATTGGTTGTATTGATATTGGACTTGGTTGAAAAACCGCCGGTTGTTGAGGCCGCGCGTAACAGTAATGTTTTGAGGGTTAATGATGTTAGACGAATTCAACTCGACAAGCGAACCGCCGGCCAGTGGTGGCTTTGTCAGGCTAACGCTTAGTCGTCCGAATTTCGTCACCGCATAACAACCAAACGGTAGGTAACACTGGCTTTCGATAAACTCTTTGCCGGCTTGTTGCTGTTGAATTAGTGGCGCGATTCGATAACCCGCATCCGTTAAATAAACATCACGCAACAATTCGTGCGCTTCAACGTCAACAAACTTTGGCGATAGCTTTAGGCCATACTCTTTTGGAAGGCGGTCGTATTTGGACCGGAACGCCAAGCGGATACCGGAAAACGTGTCGAGCGTCATTCCAGGGCTAGCGCCATACGCATAGGCCACAGTCAAAACCTGATTGTCATTGTCAGGGCCGGCACTAATGTTGGTGATGATCCAATCAGTGTTATTGGTTGATGGATAAACGGAACCTGTCACCGTTACCATGTCGCCAAGTTTGCAAACGTCTGTTGATGATGCCAGGCCGGCGGTTAGGCCGTAGTCTCGTTTGGCGTCTACGCCAGGTGGCAACAAAATGCTGTACGGACTAGAGGTTGTTCCGTTTGCGGTGCCAAGGCCGGTACACCGCTGATCCGTAATAAACGGCCCCCCCCAACCCGAAAGCATGATGGAGCACGCAATATTCATCGGATGATCGGTAAACTCCAACATGAACGCAATATCTTCACCGGACGATTGCTTGAAGTTGTCGGCCGCGTAAATGTTGGCGCCTGTATTGTCGGAGTTAATGAACCCTAGTACGTCACGCATACTGCGCGATGCGTTTGGACCACTAAACCAACGCAATTCGAGCGGATAACCAACCCCGCCCAAAAAGCTATCCTTGGTGCTGAACACAAACTTGTATTCATTCGGATTGCCGTTGGTGCAGGTCATTGCGTAGGTTGTTAGGCCATCCGGGTCCGTATATTGCGAATAAAACAACTGTAGCGTGATGACGTTGGGTCCGCCTGCCGCAACCGACGCCAGGTTAGAGTTGAGCGTAACCGTTCCGCAAATGTCATACGGGTCCGTAAATTGCGGAAACAACATATTGGGCGCCTGAAACGCAAAGTATTCTAGGCGCGGAATGGGCACGCTAAAAGTATATGGCGTGCCGCCAACGGTTATCCGGTAGTCAATCCAAAGCAGGTTAATTGCGCCACTGCCAGTGGTAAAGGCCAGCGCCGCACCGCCATACTGATCGGAAATTTGAAAGGTGTTTGCGGTCACTGTTCGCACAAAATATGCGGTATTAGTGCTAATGCCTGTCGTGGTCGTAATCGACGAAAACGAAACAACCATTCCGTTTTTGAATGGGTGGCCGGTCCAATTAACCAGGTTAGTGCCGCCTGTAAATGTTACAGGGTATTGTTGGCCATCAAATGTAATTGTTCCATAAGACTTGGCCACAGTGCCGCGCGCACCGCGCGAGTTGGTTTGGATATATCGCCAATCGGGAAAGGTGGCATAAAACGGCCACTGCCTTGGAAAGTTGATAAACTCGTCCGCAATTTTTAGATAATACTTTAACGCCGAATCATACGCGTTGTTTAGGTTTACAACATCCGTTGGAAGGTCATTGTAGGTTGAGACAAACGCAACGTCATAATCATACCGCATTGGCAGGTACACGCTGCCGCGATACTGCGAAAACACCCCTTGCCGTTTCTTCTGCGTTGCATCCGAAATGGTTAGGCGGATTTTTCCGGCCTGCGCAATGGTGTTTGTGATGTACCCACGAAACACGACAAAATAATCATCTGGGTAATTGGTGTTTTGATACCCGAAATAAATTAAACACTCTCGGCCGAGAATTTCCTCAACCGTTACCCCAGGCGAAATCAGTTCCGAAATTTCGCGGTTTTTGTCGATTAGAACAATCGTTAGCTCGGTTGTTGATCCGCGCCCTTGTTCCGGCTCAATCTTTTGGCCAATAATCAAACTTGATTCGTCGGATATATACGGTTTGGCGTTCCCCACGACATACGGTTGGCCGTAAAAAAGCCCGGTGTCACCGTAGTCAATGGGGTCGCCGTAAACCGGATAGTCTCGAAATGTTTTCGACAACGTAAAAACCGTCGATACGCCATCAATAACGAAAACGACATTTGGCGTTTTTGCCTTTGATTGATTGGCGGAAAGAAAATCGGCCGGATACGTTGCCACGCGTTTACTCTTCCTTCACTTCAACAACAGGGACGGATTCTTTGATTTGGCTTTCGGCCTGCTTCTGCAAATCTCCCACAAGCTGATAAACAACCTCAAACGGCATTTTGGCCAAGGCTTGAAGGATCAGGTTTGCCTGTTCAATCGTGACATCAAATTTCATGTTATACACTCCTTTTGGTTGTTGGCCCACGCGGCCTATGCGTCGGACTTTTACTCGGCGCCCGGTGCGGTACAAGTCCTTTTTTAGTTTCCGGCCATAACAATCCAGTTGGTGCCATCACTCTGAAGCATTGCCCACTGGCCGGCAGTCGCACTAAGGATTGCCGTTCCGGCGGTGTTACTGTTCCTTGGAATGACGTTAGACGCGTTGCTAATCACAGTGTTTGCCGTTCTGTTTTTAATCCAAAGAATGCGCCCTGTATTTGTCGAGGCCGTGGGAAGGGTTACGGTACAGTTGGTTGTGTGGAAAATCATGGTCACGGTAGTTGCCGCAACCGTATGCGTTGCCGCATTGACCTGGACCGGCGCCGTGGTCGCAATGTTTCCAAGAATTTTTAGTTGATTGGAAACTTCAACGTCTTTTGACGACGTAATTCGGAAGGCCAAATCCGCCGCCAAGGGGCTGTTGATATAAAAATCCATACCGCCGCCATCGGCCCGAAATCCAAGGCTTGTGCCGGTGGCCCCGATTGATCCTGTGTGTCCGATCCATGCTTCACCGCTGCCGCCCTTCCGAAAGCGGATTACCCCGCCGCCGGTGCTACTAAAGCCCGATGATCCATCAAGAAACAGCGTTGCGTCTGGTTGGGTTACAGTAGAACCAAGCACCGTGAGATATCCTGGCGTGCTCATCACAACGCTTTTCTGCGTTAGGCTGCCGCCATCGGAAGTGTAAAATTCCAAATTACCGGCAGAACCGCCGGAAAGGTTGGTTGTTGCCTTTGCCTCGATTGATGCCACTTCCACCATGTTGGTGTTGTTTGCGCCAATAAACGAAATGCGGCCCAAAATGTCGTCAAGCTGGCTTTCCGTATAGGTGCCAATGGTCGCCCCGCGTGAGGCGCCGATTTGAAAGATTGCCGGCGCCCCTGCCGAGTTGAACCGGATTTGAGACTTGCCCGAACTGGCATCCGTAATGCCAAGGTTTTGAAGGTGCGTCGCAATCCCGTTGATTGTTTGGGCCGTAAAGTTGCCCAACAAAAAGCGGCCTTCACGGTCAATGGTTGCCCTAGCAACTGGAACCGCCCCGCCTGCCGGCGTGGTCGAAAACACAATTCGGCCCGGTACAATGTTGTTTGCAACTGTACCGTCAACAAAGGCGGCAATGCTCGCGCCGTTTTGTCCCATGTCGGTACCATCGGCACCTGCGAATTCAATTCGGCCCAATTCGTCGTTTAGGGTAACGGCCGTCATAGTTCCAACGGCCGCACCACGCGATTTTGCTAAAACCAGATATGGTGGCGACGCATCGGCACTAAACCTGGCCGTTGCCGCCGCTGAAGTGTTAAAATCCGTTCCAGTAATTTGAAGTCGTGCCGTTACCCCGCCCGTTGTGTAGGCGGTTTGCGTGCTTCCAATTAAAAACCTACCGGCCGAATCAAAATTTCCGCGCAGCGTTCCGCTTGTCGTCGTGGTGTTTGCGGCGGTGTAAAACTGAACGCTAGTTGCGGCGTTCATTAAGCCAGAGCCGCCACCAATGGTTATATTACTGGCAGTTAATGTTGACTCTGCTAATACCACTGAAATTGGCTCTTCCGTATTGGTGTAATGATAACCTCCAATACGTCCTAGTTTCGCCGTGGCGTTAGTTCGTGCATTTGAGTTGTTTTCCGCACCAATCACAAGCGACAATCCACCCGACGCAATGTCGAGGCCGCCGGAGGATGAGGTTGGCAAAATTGTTGAAATGCCAACCAAGCCGGATGATGTAATGCGCATCCGTTCACCGAGCGAACCGCCACTAGACATTGTTCTAAATGCTAGATACCCGCCCGGTGCGGTGGCCGAATCAGCCACCGCGTCGAATGCTGCTATATTGGCATAAACACTAGAATTAGTATTTGCGCCCATCGCAAAGGTAACGCCCGTTGAAACAGTTGTTCCAGAATTGACTAATCTTAACGCCGTCCCTGCCGTTCCGGGGCTTGATAATGTAATGGCAGTTCGCTCGCCTGAAACTACGGACGTTGATCCAATCGCAACATTGCCCGATGAGTCGATTGTCATTCGGTCATTAGCGCCAGCCGTCTGAAACAACAAAGATGATCCGGCCTGGTTGCTGCGGATGTAACCTGCCGTCGAATTAAACTCGACAATTCCAACGGCGGCCGTCGAATTCAATCTCAGTACATTTGTGGACAATCCAAACGCGCCCTCACCGTTGACCTGTAACGGGTATGCGGGGCTGGTAATTTTTATTCCTACGTTGCCGTCAAAAAAACTGTTTGCCGGGTCATCAATATACAACGCGTAATTATTTGTAACAGTTGTGGTTGATCCGAACGTCGATAAATGCAATCCGTAACTGTTAGTGATTGTGCCGGCGCCTGCGTGCAACTTTTGAAGTCGCAAAACAAAGTTGGACGTTGTTGTTGCCGATGCGCCAACGCCAGAATTGTGTCCGGCCTGGATATAGGCGCCATAGAGTTGCAGCAATGTCCCCAAATCTCCGGCATTATTGCGAATGCCGCCCAAGTATGCGCCGCCATAAACACCGGAATTAGTAATCCCTGTTGATATAATGGTAGTGCCGCCAGTAATCCCGGCGTTTAGGCTCCATGCGTTGTAAGTTCCGCTTGACGTTACCGACAAAATTGCACGCAAATCATTAGCGTTGTAACTAGAGTTTGTGGAACTAACGGTGCTCAAAAGCGTGGCAGTGCTGTTTTGAATGCCGGTAAAATACCCATAACCGCCGGCCATTCCATATCCGCGCCACCGCTGGCTTGTCGCATCATAAATCAGGATGGCGCTTTGATTATTCTGCAAAATAACGGCGGTGCCGTTAGGAAAGTTGAACCGATTGGCGGCCGTGGCGCTTGCGCTTTCATGCGTCAACGTAACGGTACCGCTTCCCTTGGCGTTGGTAATCATCATGATTGCGCCATCCGAGTAGGTGGCCGGAACCGTGGCGCCGTTGATTGTCGTTACCGTTGCACCAATCCTAATGTTGGCAACCGTGGTGTCTAGTGCGTTAATGGTTGCGGTGCTTGATTCTGTCCGCATGGCGGCCGAGAGTGTGGCCGTTAGGGACAATGGGAATGGCATTTGGTCCGCGTTGTTTTTGTTGATAAACGCGACGTTTGTTACGCTTGCCCGTACTGCCTGGCCGTCAAGAACACCCATTTTTAACCCCTTTTAGGTAACAACTTTTCTAAACTGCAAAATTCCGGTTCGATAAAAAAACGGAAAGTCGGGCAACATTTCGCGCATTGTCCAACCTAAACCCTTGCCGTCAACGTCCGTTTTCTCAAGTGTAACCCGAACGAAATCCGTTGGGGCTGCAATGTCCTTAAAAAATTCCACTTCCGCTTGGCTAATAGCCCACGACATAAACGCTTGCCACTCAACTACCGCCTTGGCCTCTGGCTCATACTTAAACTCAACCTGGAAAAACTCATTGACGCTAAAGGTTAAAACTTCCTTGGCGCCGGAACTGGAAATGTTTACAACCCCTTGGGCACGCTTGAAAGTTTCAATAGGCTGGTAGGTGTATCCAATGTTGGTTGGATACATATAAGTACCTGTCGAGGCTGTTCCGGTATAGGTGAGGCTTCCGGTCCTGTCGGTTGCAGCAAACCCCAAAAGGCTTGCGGCGCTTTGCAGCGCATTCGTTCCAGTGCCAAACAGTATATCAAAATACGTTGCGGTGCTTGTCGCAATGGTGATGCGGTTTTGCGTGCCACCGGCAACCGTTCTGTCCACCGTCACAACAAACGAATTGAGCGGGTCAGCCGCTTCTAGTGCGTCCTCAATTTGCTGCAACAATTCCGACAATCCATATTTTCCAAGGCGCAAGGTTGCCGTGATTTGTGGGCCGCCGGACGTTGTTTTGAAATCAATATAACGGTTATCGCTTGAGACTGTGTAACCGTATAGAAAACCGCTTTTAGTTCTTAATGCCATTAGACGGCCCCTTGACTGATTTGGACATATTGAAACGAGGTTGCGTCCGTTTCAGCCCTAATCATTTCCAACAGCGCGCGGCGCGTCTGTTCCGTTTCAAAGTAATTGCCTTGGATCGCCACGGTTACGGACTTGCCCTTTTTGTCCTCGGTAACGTCCGGCCGCCTGAATTCTTCCGGGTCCGTTCGCGGCCCTTCACTCACCGCAGCAGCCCGGTCGGCTGCGCCAATACTGCCGCCCTCACCGCCACCGGCTGCCGAACGCAAAATGCCACCAAGGGCCAGCAAGGCCGCGCCGGACGCGAGCATTCCGGGGTTGGGCGGAAACAGGCCGGACGCAATCTTCAACTGGCCTTCACCCTCTGCGCGGTCGGCCAGCATATTTAAGAATGCTGCCTTCATTGCCTTGGCCGCTTCCTTGCCGCCCTTGGCCAAGGACTTAAAGCCGGCCACCAATCCAACCGTTAAGGCCGCGTGGCCCGACTTCATGGACAGAACCAACTCACCGTATGTTTTGCCCTGGGCCTTAGTAGAAACTTTGGTCAACTCCTGAACCTTGGCCTCAGTTTGTTTGCGAATAAGTAATTCCTGTTCGGCAAGGTTTTTAACCTTGCTTGGCCCCTGCGCATTCAAGGCATCAATCTTAGCCTGCGATTCTTGGCGGATGGCGTAAATATATGCGGCCCGTTCCTCTTCCTCGCGTTTCGTGCCCTCTGCGGCCTCAAACTCGATTTGGCGCATTTGGGTAATAAGGGCGGTGCGGTGTTCGGCTAGTTCGGTTGCCTGTTCCTTTGTCATTCCGCCAAGAGTCGGTGACGTTGCTACCTTTGCTTCCTTTTCCGCTTCCGGCTCCAAGCGTTTTGCGCCGCCGGCCTGGGTAATTTCAGTGGTGAGGCCGGCAATGGATTTGCGCAGTCTCTCAATCTCCGCTGCACGCTGTTTGGCTAGGTATGGATCACCCTGGCCGAATTTAACTTGGGCCTCTTCCAGTTCCTTTAGCTTTTCTTTTAGACTGTCATGGCGCCGAATTAACCGTTCCAAATGTGCGCTTGCTGCATCTGCGCCACTGCCGAGCTTTTCTTTCAAAAATAAATGCGTGTCCTGCGCTAAGTTTTTTAGCCCAACTGCTACGGACGCAAAGAATTTGCCAAAGGCTTTTTCGGTTACTAATTGGATCACTTCCACAATTTCGTGGAACATGATTTTTAATTGCTTGAGTGCAATTGTCAGTGGCTTAACGCCACTCGGCATATTGGCAAATTTGTCTTTTCCTTGCTCCAGCGCCGCATTCAAAATGGCCTGGCGTCGTTGTTGCTCGGTAATCATGTCGGTTGTTACACCGATGGATTGCGCATAATTTTTGATTGCGCGATCCGCGTCAACAATGATTCCGATTTGCCTCAGTGCCCTAGTATTACCTGCGGCAAGCGCCGTTGAGAGGGTTTCAACCCTGTCGGTAATCTCACCGCCAAACACTTTTACAGCGTTGCGCGCTAACTTGAAAATTTCCGGCAGGCGGTTTGCGTTCTCACCAAGCGCCACAATGCCGCCGGCGGCCGAGCGTAGTGCTTCCGTTTCTTCTACAAGGCCGCCAGTAGCCGCTAAAATGTGTTCTTTTAGTTCTTCCGATGCAAGGCCAACGCTTTTTGCCAGTGCTTCAAATTGGAGGTTTACAGCCTTTACCTTTTCGGCCTCTAGGGTAAAATCAATCGCCTTTTTGACTGCGAAAATTGCGGCGGCAACGGCGGCCAGTTGTGGCAACATGACGCGAAATGCGTTGGCAACTTGCTTGAGGCTTTCAACGCTGCCAATTTCCTTGATGGCATCGGCCGCGTGCTTGGCCTTTGTCAAAAAATCAGCATTATCCAAGTCAATTTTGAATGTTTGTTTTTCGACTGCCATTAGGTGAACCTCTGCGCTTGCTCAAAAATGCTGGAAACCAATGTTTTTGCCGCTTCAGAAGTAGGATCAAGGGCGCGTTTCTTCGCTTGTTCGGTCGTTACCTCTGCGCCCAAGGCCGAATTCATGTAGAATTGCCGCATTTTCTCGTAATACTTGGCGTCACCAATGGCCACGCTGGCCGCATCGCACTGAAATACTGTCCGCCATGCCTCATGTTTGGCATGAATTTTTCGGCCTGAATTTAACAATGCAAAAAATCGGACGGCCGGCATGGATAAAATATAATCTGGCCGCCAACTAAACAAAAGACACGCCTCTGCAATAATGTCGGCCGCACTGATTTTTAGCTGCGACAGACTTTCGTTAAGGCTTTGCCCTGGCTCAACTACTTTTTTTTTTCGTCCTCGGAAACGTGCGCGCGCCCGGTAATGTGCTCAATAATCAAGTTGAGCAACGCGGTGGCCTGCGCGTGCGTGAGGTTTTTTACGTCGTCTTTGGTGATGCTAGTGCAAACGCTTTGAATCAACTTGGCGTATAAGTCTACAATCTCTTCATCCGACAAATCGGACTTGGATTGCAGCGTTTGAATGGAAAGCAACGCATTGGAATATGCAAAAAACTCTTTCACCGTTACCGGGTTTAGGTGATGCACCTTGCCATGCAAACGAAAGGCAATGGGATTGGCAACCATAGCGTCCAAATCGGACACTATGGTTGCTTCCGGTCCATCAACAGGCTTGCCCGTTCTCAGGTTAAACAATCCCATGCGTTGCTTTCCTTCAGTTCAATTAAACGGCGGCGGTCGTGGCAACTGTCCATTGATCGTTTAGCGCCCAATCCGTTGCGCCGTCCGTAATCGTAAAGCTAATGACGGGCGAAACGAATGGCGTGCCAACCGTGGCAAGGCCGAGCGGCCCGGACACCGAACCGGAAACATAGAAAACACCGCCGTTGAGCGCCGTCGTAACGCACTTAGCGGTGATAGTTTCGGTTTTGGTGAACGCGTTGTAAACGGTAACGCTCGTCATCGTGCCGTTGCCAGTGCCAGTCTTAACTGGCGAACCTGCCGTGGCGGCCGTCTGAATGATTGCCGGATCACCATAACGGAAAAACTTGTTTGGCACTGCGGTATCATCCGGCAGGATATTCCAAACAATCTTGAGTCTAGCCTGGTCATTTGGGCCGTAGGTAATCGAGGATTCTGCCGACGCCACTGCCTTGAAAAAGGTATAGTCCGACGATTTGTCCGCATCAACTTTACTGAGCGGATGCAGGATAAGCTGTTGAGCGTTTGCAAGGTCGCCGTCGCCCATGTTGTCGTCAAAACGGATGGCTGCCAGCGAACCAACGCCGGTACCAATCTTGGTGGCGTGCGGAAATACAACCTTCCAAACGTCCTTGTTCTGAATTTCAGCCAGTTCCGTGGTTACGGTAACTTCCATGCCGGCAACGCGCCTGTCGCGGACAGTTGAGCCCGACTGATCGGCCATAATGTTGGCCTTTTTATACGCGGCCGAAATGACCACGTTTGCCATCGTGCCGCCCAAATCAACTTCGGAACCGGCTGGCCCAAAGCTAACCCGCATTGGGCTAAGTTCCATATTGCTAGTTGTAACGACTGCCGTACTCATGTTTTCAATCTCCTTTTACAGTTGTTCAAAGTCGTAAACGTCTAACTCCAAAGCTATTTCCTGTCGAAAAACCGCGTTTGGATTGCCGGCCTCCAAATTTGAATACAGCGCGGAAAAACTAGCATTCTGGACGACAAGCGTTAGTCTAGCCTGATTGTCCAGCGTCATCAATGCCGCCTGATCCAATACTTGATGCATGGCCGCCTGGTAACGGTAGGATTTCCGCATCAAGCGTTCGGCGTCCTTGTCCTCAACCAATACTGTGACATTGACGCGTATTGCCGCGTTGACATGGTTGGCTCCATGCTGCGCTTTCATGAAGTCGATTCGGTCGCCAATGACGAACACCGCCGGCGTGCGATAGCCCTGCGCCTTGGGGTAAACATAATAATCCCTGGGCGGCTCCATCGTCACCAAGTTGTCCGCCCGGTTTGCTCGAATATCGGACAAAGCCAACGGCAAATCCGTTTGCAACTTGGCGATAATCGCATCACAGGCGGATTCGACTAGATGGCGGACAACCGGGCTAGGCATTGGTAAACACCTTTATTTTGTTCTTAAAAATAAAGTCACCAATCATGGCATAAAACTCGCGCATGGTTTCAGGGCTATATTTTGAAAAGGTGCGCGCCTTGTCCGCGTGTTCCGCATACTGAATCGTGGTCGCAATGGTGAGGCTGCGCGGGGTTACAATTTTGCGGAAACCCTCGCCTGGGCCAATGACCGATTTGCGCAATGTGTCGGTTGCAATCATCATTTTAGTACCGCGTCCTGGCGAACTTGCGTACTTCACAACCTTCCATTTTTTATAGGTCGAATTTAATTCGGGCCATGCCGGCGTTCCAGCTTCCGATTGGTTTTCGGTCATCCATCGCTTGCGCTGTACGTTTTGATATTGAGCGTAGACGTTTTTATTGAAAAATGGGGCCATTGAACTGGCGCGGTTAATCATCTCCTGCAAATTCTTTTCAATACCGCGCCGCTTGGCCTCAATCGTAATCATCTATTTGGCCCAACATCCCGAATGGCGCCCAAAGCTGATCCAAACAAGGGCGCAAGGTGCTGGCCTTGGCGCGTGTAATACTCGTTCCGAAAGTTTTTGGCCTCTTCACGCGACTGCACTGCCAGTTGCTTGTACTGTTCTACGATTTGGAACCTATCGGCGCTTGGCGCGTCCTCTAGTCGATAAGTTTCCGAAATGTGCTCGGCAAACCGCATGGCCAGCTTTTGATATGCTTCACCGATGGCCCACTGCAACGCGGCCGGCCTTAGTCCGTTGCCAATTTGGGTGAAATCATCCCCAAGGCCAAGCCAGTTTGCGGAAATCCGCAAAAAACCGTCTAACTCAGCGTCGTAAAAAAATTGGATATAGTAGCTAGCCTCAACAACATCGTTTACGGTTGGTGCCGCAACCAATGTGAAATAGCCGGTAGTCAAATCGTCCGTTGCAATGCCGGCGGCCGCCAATCGAACCTGGTTAATATAAATGCCAAGCGGTGCGGCTGCGCTGGTAAAGTCTGTTACGCGCCGGAATTCAAATGTCTTAAATACCTTGTTGGTGCCGTCAATCTGGCCGAAAACTCGCTTGAACGCGCGCAACTTGTCATTGGGATTATCTGACAACTTTAGGCGCAAGTCTGCTTTGGCGGTTGTCCAACTCATACGGCTCCTAATTGTTCAAGCACGTCGAATAATGTCGAGTCGCTTTCAATGATGGCATACTTGTAACCAAGGCTGCGCAAAATTGGCGCCTTTTGATAACAAATTTCCAAATCTGTTTCCGTTTTTGGCTCATCAAAAAACACCATGCATGGCGCGGCGGTGTCATTCAATTTGGCATATGGGAATGCGCGATCAATTCGCTTCATGCGGTCAAAGGTTCGGTACCGTTCGCGCATCTCATCAACGTACCAATTTTTGAAACAAATGGTTGACCTTGCGGCCTGTTCGGCAAGTGTTTTGAATTCGTCCGTTTTGGTAACGGTATCCCGTTGGCGAATAAACCGCGTTTTCTCTTCAGGCAATGCCGGAAGAACTGGCGGCAAGGTCGCGGCAATCGTCTTTTTCTCGCTGCGTTGTTTCATTTGTTCAACCCTCATAGGGGCCAGCCTAGTTTCCTAAGCCAGCCCCCACAAGGATTTTATGCGGCTAGGCGATTAAACCGAACCGTTGCTTCCCTGCCATGCGAAACGCGGATCAATGAAATCGGCGTTTGCGACGACGCGGAGCTTGAAGCGGACGATATCGCGGTCAAACGACTGACCGGACGCCGGATTTTCAAGCTGCACCTCTGCCGGGGTATGAACCTGGCAAACAAAGAACGGCTTGGAGTCGTCCACGATATACCATGCCTTAGACGACGCGTTGACCGATCCAGACTGATCGAACATGAAACGCGACGACGTGAGGTCAAGGATACCCTGCAACGGGTTGATGGCTCCAACGGAACCGGTCGTGCCCGATGCTGCGCCGGTCGGATACCAACCGGAATTGAGCAGAACCGCCGCGTCGAAACGATAGTGCGGCGAAATCAGCAAACGCTTGGGGTTGACGCTCATTTTGAGGCCGAGCAGGTTCAATTGGTTCATAAGGGCAATAATGCCGTTCTGAATGTTGCCCTGGTTCAATGCACCATAAGCAACCGGACGGGTTTTACCGCCGCCAATCAAGGCAGTGCTCCAAGGATAGGTGGCCTCATCTGCCGGCTTGGTTTCCGAAACTGGAACCGTAATGCCAGCATATTTAGCACCGGCAACCGACGCCAGCTTGCCGTAGCAATACACTTCCAGCACCTGCTTGGCGTATTCACCGAGCAGGCCGGCCTGCTTCTGGAACTGGCCAGTCTGGTCGAAGTCCATCAACTCACGGTTGACGGCAAACATCGTTCCAAACTTGCGGTTGCGCAGTTTCAGGTCAAGGCCAGCGGCGCCAACTTCCGGGTAAACTTCCGCTTCACCAATCTGCGAGGGAAAGCCAATGCCCTGAATAGGTGCGTACAGTTCTTCAAGTTTCGTCGAGGTAACAGCGTGCGCCCAATCCGAAAAGGTCACAGGCACCGATTCATAGATGGAGTTGACGATAGACTGCACGCCAGCGCGCAGCACGCCTGGAAATGCCGTCACCGAATCAGACTCGCGCAGTTTCTTCTGCGCTTCCTTGAAGAATCCCGGCTTCATGACCGGAAAGGCTTTTTCGTCGCGGATATCCACGCCGAATTTCGACTGCATTTCGTCAATGCAGGCTTTTTCGCCTTCCGAGCGCCACAGGGATTCTTTAAGGACGGCCTCGTTCTGTTCCTTGGTATTCTTGCCAATCAGTTTATGACTCATTGTGTTAGTTCCTTTTTAATTAGAGGCCGGCGCGATACTGCACGAGCATGATATTACCCTCGGACGTTGCTCCAGCGGTAACGCCGGCGTCCTGGTAAATTCCAACAACATTGACGTTGGTAGGCGATCCAACGGACGAAACGGTTTGTGCATCGCCACCGTAGTAAACAGCCTGGCCCGGAACGAAAGCGTCACCGGACTTCAGCTTGAGCTTGGCAACCACGCCAGCCTGCGGTCCTGCGACTGCTTCAATTGCAACAGCGGCGTCAACCTGCGTCCCCTGGTAAACCGGGGCGAGTTTGCCACTGATAATCGTCTGTCGTGCAATACCGCAAATGGTTGCGGCATTGGCGTCAGAACCAACCGGCTTGAGCAGGTTAGCAACAGTGTCGAGGTAAAGCAGGTCGCCCTGGTTCCACGAAACAGCGGACGAAATCAGTGCGCTTGCATCTTCAAACAGGGAGATGGGTGCAACCTGTTGAACAATTCGATTCTTCGGATAAGTAGGCATTGTCAATTTTCCTTTGTGTTAGAGGCTTAAAGGTCGGAAAAGTTAATCTTTCCAATTTTCTTTGCCGGTGCTTCAGCCCGTTCCATAGAAACAAAAAAGTCACCCTTTTTCGCCGGGGCCTCACCGCCACGAACGCTAAAGGCTTCCTTAAAAATTTTGATAGTGTCCAAAATCTGCGACTCAGATTTAGGCGCACCGATCAAATCACGAATCTTATCAGTTTCCGCGCGTCCAAGGCCGGATTCTTTCAGTTTCTTATCAAGCATCTCCGACAGTTCACGCTTTTTCAACTCACGCTCCAGCATGGCCACCTTGGCCGTCAGGCGGATTTCCGATTCCTTGGCGCCAACATATTTTTTCGGGTCGGCCTTGGGATTCTGCGGAACGGCCTCTTTCTTTTCTTCGGATTCTTTTTCGCCTTTTCCGGCTTCAGCGTGCTTTTTGGACGCCATATGCTTGGCCAGCTTCATGGTATGCGCTGCGCACTTCATGGCCTCTTCCTTTTCATATCCCATCTCGGAATATGCCTGATACGCCTCATGCGCGCGTTCCATTGCAGCTTCCGGCTCGTCCTCATCGCCCATGTACTTTTTAATCATGGAAAGGATCAGTTCCTTATCCTTGGCAATGTCCGCGTGGTCCTCGTCCGCTTCCGGCTCGTCCTGTTCAGCCTGTTCGGCCTTGGCCTCTTCAGCGCCGGCCATTTCCTTTTCCTCGCCCTCGGCCTGCTTCATTTCCTGGCCTTCATTTTCGGCGTGTTTCATTTTCGACTCTTCCTCGGCCTGCTTCATTTTCTTAATCATTTGAATCATTCTCCTTTTCCGATTCGATAAACTCCAGAATTTTACCCCGCGCGCCTGGTTCCGTAACTAGGTCCACGCTAACCGCATCTTTGATATTTGAAACCACGCGAACCTGCTTCACGCCGGCTTCCATTGCTTTTAGCAACTTCGGCTTGACGCTATCGGGCACGCGCGACGCCTTTGAAAATTCCTCAATCCCCACTGGCTTTGCATCGCCACTGGCGTTAATTGAAAGGCCGACTAACTCCCTGTCAGGATACTTTTTGGCAAAGTTGATTGCCGACGCCACAAGCGTCCGCGCCCATTCAAAATGTTGGGTATGCGGAATGATTAAATCAGCCACAAGCATTGCCGTTGTGTCCGCGCCCTCTTCAATGTGTACGTTTTCAAAATGACCTATAATGTCACGCACCGAGCGTTCCGGCCGATCCTGTTCCTCAGTCATGCTCGGATGATCGGCAAAGCACTTGCGGCCCTCGAATGCTGCCGTGGCAACTGCCGACTCTAAACACTCGCGCGTGTAAAAATAACAATCCCTAAGATTGCCCAAACCCTCTTGGATTAGCGCCACCTTGAATTTGGTCGGGCCGATTCCATCATCACGCGATGCTTCTAAAAACCGTGAATCGACCACGGTATAGGACGCGGCCTTGGCCGTTTCCTTGGCTGCCTTGCTCTTTTTCTTGGCAGGCTTGGCCCTCAGAGTGGCCGGCAAAGCGGTAACGCTATCCGACTCAACCGGCGCTTCGGCGGCCTTTGCTTCCGCCTTGGCCGGCTTCACCTTGATTTGAGCGGCATTCAGGGCCGCCATCATGGATTGACCTGAAATGTCAGGAGACTTTAGTAAAATGTCCTGAATTTGTTGTTCAACGCTAGGCGAGTTTGGGTCCGGTTTGCCAATGGCGGCCTTTAGGTCAATAAATTGCACGCTCATTGCTTTGAGCGTTTGAATCAAGGCCGCGCCAGTCATTGCCGGATTTTCAACAATCAACTTTTGAATGGCATCAAGTTTGGTTGGTTGTTGTTCTGCGGCCGAAACGTCCGGCGCCGGTGCTGGCGTACTAATTTTCTTCGGCACTGCGCTTGGCGTGTAGCTTTCCTCGCCATAAAACTTTTGTGGCGCGGTTGGCTTAGGTTCCGGCTTGGCTGGTTTGTCGCCTTGGTATGCGTGAACGCCAAAGAATTCTGGCGGGGTAATAGGTGCCGTTTTCTCGGCGACAGGCGCAGGCCTGTACGCGTCTAGGCCATAGAATTCCGGCGCAATAGCTTTTGGTTCCGGCTTGTCCTGGTAAACGTCTAGGCCATAGAATGAAAATTGCGAATCAATGCCGCTCGTTTCCTTGGCGGCGTCTGATTCGTAAAATTCAATATCCTCGCCAAGCAAAGCGGAAACGAACCGCTCAAGAAAAGTTAGCGCCATTTGTTTCGTCTTTCTCGTTCTGATTTTGAAACAAACCGCACAACCAAGTCAAACTTGCCCGCCCCGGCTTGAAGGACTTGGGGCCGGTAATCCAACTCACGCAACGGAATGCCCTGGTTTGCTGCGATCCGTTCAACCTCTTCCAAGGACTTGCAACGGTAGCCTTCAATTTCATAAACGTGCCGTGACACGTTGCGGCGCATGGTTTGAGAACCCCGGTCAACCTCGATTAGCCGGTCATCTTCGCGGCCCATGTACTTTTCGCGGTTACGGCAAAACTCATCAAACGACGGCATTCCGTATTCTTCGGGATTGTCGAAAATTTCGCCGGTGTCTTTTGCTTCCGCAATTTTTTGTAGATGGGTTTTACTCATGCCCTTGATCCTTGATTTCATTTCGTTCGGTGCCCGACAGGCCAGCATCCGAATGGGTATCAGGTGAATCAAACAAAAAGTCTAAGGTAGCTTCAGGCGGTGCAATACCTGGCGGGTCGGAAAGCGGCGCGGATAACTCTTGGCCTTTTCGTTCCTCTGCGATTACCCGCTTTTCCACCTCAAAATCAAACTCGGTGATATTCAATTCCTTGGCGGCCATATTCGCGGCGCGTTCGTGCGAAATGAATCCTTCCACCTTGGCAAATGCAATGTCTTTAAGTTTTTGAGACTTATCGGCCGTGATGATTTCAGGGAATGTTACTTCACATTCAACAGCGCCAAGGCCGGCCCATTCCATGCAATATGCCCAAAGGTCTTTAATCATCCGCTCGTAAACCTGTTGGCGCATTTCAAACCGCTTGGCTACTGGCTCCGTTGCCACGATAGCTGAACCGCGCGTCTGGCCGCCGGAAAGGTGCGTTCCGAAATAGCTAATGGGAATGCCAAGGCCGGAAGCGACCATTGACAGACACCACTGGAACGCCTCGGACATTCCACCGCGTCCGCCTTCCACGCCAACGTAACGGCGCTCGATTGCATCGGTATGCACGAATTCGGAACCGGCTGGCGCAATCGTGCCAAGGGCCTGTTGATCCGAAATGTAGTTATCAATGTCCGCCTGGCTGCCACGAATGGTTGTGTCAATGCAGTAGGCCGACTGCTTCTGTAGTGCGACGATTTGATAATTGACCGAATCCGTTAGCCGCTTGAGAAACCCTAGCACGCTAAACAGGTCCGACCGGCCACGCTTCTCATTGCTGAAACAATTGACGCGGTAATGGTTAACCTGATCCGCCGGAATGGATTGAAAGATAAACTTAGTGGTTGGGACAGTGCTGCCGGCCTGCATTCCGGTGAATACCTGCCACTGTGTCGGCGCCAACCAAACGTAATAGAGTACGGACGTAATGTCCTCTGGTTCGGTGACGATATCCCAAAATACAGTGGTATCGACTACACGCACGCGCGGAATAAGCGCCTTTGGAACCTTTTGCCCTGGGTAGGGCCGCTGCACTATCTTTGCTTCATTGCCCGGCAGTTTCCAGAATGCCGTTTCACCATTGATGGCCAGTTCCACGGCCGCTTGCTGTAATTGCTCCTGTAGCTTATTGGCGTCCTCGAACGCGCGCCAAATGGCCAACGCTTCCTTGTCCTGGCAGTCCACGCGATAGCCGCGCCCAAGGGTAAAATCTTTGATGATGTTAACGGCCTGATGCGCGATAGGGTGATGATTGAACGCATAAAAGGCCGCGTTCGCCTGTTGAATAAAGTCTCGCTGATACAGGTTTTTGAAGAATGGGCCGCCCATTAACGGAACGAAAGAATCCCCAACCAGCGCACCGCCACCGGAAATGTCATTCCCATCCGTTGCAAATGCGTCCATACCCTCGCGCAACTTGCCAGCCTTCATGCCCTGTTTGGCCGCTTCAAGGAATTCCTGGCGGTCCATTGTCCTATAATGTCCGCCGCCCGTGGTAGCATCACGCACAAACAGCCGGGCCTCAACCACTGCGTTTGGGTCCGATTCGATTAGCTTGATAAGGTGTTCAGCCGAAACGATGTTTGGCACGCCATCGGCAACGTCTGAAAAAATGCCGGCCTTAGTATCGTATGCGTCAAAATCTTTTGGTTTCTTAATTAGCTGTTGAGCCATTCGTCAAATTCCTCTGCATTACTAGCTGGCGCCTCTGGCATGGTATCAAGTAGCGGCGCAATCGTACACCGGCAGTTAATATGAGCAGGCGGAACCGACACCTCACCGCCTGTTAGTTCTTCAATTTCGCGGGTTGATTTACCATCAAAATCAACGCAACCATAATCATCACAACAATCCTCGCAGGTCCGGTCATCAACAACCGCGATCCATTGAAAATCAGTGATACCGTTTTGCCTTGCGGCCTCGTTCTGGCCAGCGCGCACCGATGCCACAAATTCGTGGGTTATGTCGCGCTCCATCTCCCAATCCTTGTAAAAGTAATCCGAATCAGATTCGGGTCCGCGATACCGATAAGTTGGGACATATTCGGTCAGGTAAAAATCAACCATTTCGGACCATGCGTCATCATCAACAAAGCCAAAGGACAGGGATACTTTTTCAGGGCCATCATCCGGCACGTTGAGGTTAAACCCTGGCGGGGTTTGGGCCGCTTCCTTGATTTGCTTCAGTACAGGCTTGGGCCGTTTGATAAAGGCGCCGCCTGGTAGTGCCCGATCAACCTTGGCCATCATTTCGGCCACCGATGCCCGTTGAACGCGTGCCAACTGTACCGCGTCAAGAATGCGCCGGCGCAAACGGTCGAACGCCAGTTGAATCCTAGCGCCAATGTTTTCGCCACGGCTATTGCTGATTGCGTTTTCCAACGCGTCATTGCGGGTAATGTTGTATTTGGTCGCCTTGTTTCTAGCTTGGCCAATGGCTTCTGCCTCGGCAGTAGAGGCCAAAACGTATGAAAACATTTTAAGCCGAATGAAAATGCCGCCGAGCAGGGCCGCCGTTTTGCCAAACTCTTTTTTGATAATGTCATCAATGGCCGTCAAGAATTGTGACGAATCAAAGGACATGGATTCAGGCGCGGCCGTGGAATACCGATAGGCTATTTTTTCTTTAATAGCTTGGAACGCGCCGCGCAGGTTGTCGTGCATTTGGGCGCGAGACTTATTCAAAATGACTTCCAGTGCTTTATCGCGTTCGGAAATAAAGGTGCGATAGCGCGCGGACTTGCTAGCGGCAATTTTGATTCGTCGTTTTCCCACGTTGCCTAACCCTACCTGTCCAAATCACTCATGTAAATGGCGGCCCCGGCCGGAGTCGAACCGGCGACCACTTCGGCCAGCGTCCTGGCTTTTCGGAGTATTCTACCTCTGAACTACGGGGCCGGCGGAAATCATCTCCGAATAACTCGAATTCCTCCAACCGCCGGCTGCCAAATTCGTGAGGTTGCGGCAATGGCGTAGCCCATCGCGTCGGAAATATGTGTCAGTTCGGGGTTAGTGGTTTGGTCAAGAATGAATGAGCCACCTTGTTTCCAAACGACGCGTTGCAGGTCGCGCACTAACTTTGGGCACGTTTTGGGATTGATAAACAAATGGCGCGTGCCGGTGGCGCTTTTCAGCTTGGCGTTAACGATGTTGATTCGGTCCTTGATATGCGGATTGGCCTCTGGCGTGCGGTTTTCAAACCGAATGCCGGCGTCTGTCAGTAGCTCGCAAATGATGGAGTAATCGGACTTGCCAGCCGCCGCACGCTGGCCTGCCTTGGCCGTGGCATCGCCGGCAAGGATAACCTGGGTTGGCGCCTTTAGGTCCATGCGCTTGAGCCTGTCCACCAACTCTAGGGCGGCCTCTTGGGTATGAGACTTTTTCAAAAATATCTCATCAAAAAAGTAGTAATCGCCGTTCCGCTCTTGGCCCAAGGTCCATGCCATTGGCGACAGGTTAAAGTCCATTCCGACGATTACCGGAAGTAGTGGGGTAAATAGGCCGCCGTTAATAAACGGACACTCGGCTTTTAGGTTGTCGTCCGAGAATGAAACGTAAACGGAACCGCTGTGCAGGTCGCGGAAATTGGCGTTTATCTCCTGATCGAATTCCGCGTCTGACAGTTCCTTTCGAGCGGCCTCGTACTCCTCACGGGTGAATAATGGGTTGCAAGTCGAGGGCGCCTTAATCAAGGACCAATCAGGATCAGTTTTGGCCCGTTCCGCTAGGTCGTAAAACGCGTCAAACCCGTTTGGAGTCGAAACGAATGCGGCCCAACCCTTTGTCGTGGTGAGCATTGGGCGGATAACTTGCGGCCACAGTTCCGGGTGCTGATCGCGCACCTCATCAATCACGGCACCATGCAAAGTTTCGCCTCGCAGGTTGTCGAAATTCTCGCCGGACTTGAAGCTAATTTCGGAGTTGTTAACTAGCTTGACGCGTAGTTCGGTTTGATTCTTTTTCAGCATGACTTCAGGACAAGCCCAAAGCATTCCGACTAATCGGCGGTATTGGATTCTGGCCTGGGGATAGGTAGGCGAAACGAACCAATACCGCGTATTTGGGACTTCCCACGCGCGCTTGACCAATTCGTTCAAACTCATTGTGGACTTGCCAGCCTGGCGGCCAAGCGACGCCACGCGGTATCGGGTTTTGGCGGTATGGAATTCGAGTTGCTTGGCGTGCGGCTTGTATAGCTTTAACTTAATTCGCATCGGAAGAGGGTGACGCGGGCTCCTGGGTGCCGCCCCACTCGGCAACGTAGGTTATTTCGGCCTTGGCCTCAACCTTGGCGTCCACTTGCTGTTCCACCTTTTCGGATTGGTCAAGGTACTGTTTGCCAAGCCAAATAAGCATCACGACGTTGCCCTTTTGGGCCGCTTGGATTTGCAGGCGCCTAAGCGAAATTCTCAGGTTATCTTTGCCTTTTGCCAATTCAGCCGCAAAACGACGCTGCAACGTGTCAGGCGAAACGTCTAAAGCCGACGCAATTTCGGTGACTTTACAACCAAGGGCCGCCAGTTCTTGAACTAGCTTCCCACTAACTTCCTTTTTTGGCCTGGCCATTCTCTTCCATGATTGCTGCAAAACGCAACAGGGCGCAAGAAATTAAAGGGTACCGGGCCGGAAGTAGCTTGCTCGCAGGTCGGCGTAGTTAACGCCGGACGATACTGACACCACGCGCGCCTTGGGAGTGTTTGAATAGGTTGAGTTGGTTTCGTAAATGACGCTGCCAAGCGGCGTAAATTCGGCAAACGGCAGGCCGGTGAATCCCTGTAACTCCAGTCCGACGTTTGCCCTGGCGTCGCTTTTATTGGCGTATTCCGCAACCCCTAGAATCCCGACGACAGGAAAATCAATGTCATTGGTGGCAAGGACATGAATCAAAGCAAATTTATTTTCTGCAACCTCTTGAAGCGACCACGTTCCGCCGGTGTTTAAGTTGTATGGGATTCTGGTTCCGGTGTAACCGGCGGTGCCGTTGTAAATCAGTGGAAAAGAATCAGCGGCCTTTCGGCGCCAGTTGGCACCGCTGCGGTAATAGATAGGGAACTGGGTTTGGGCGGGTATTGAGTAGCGGATATCCTCATCCCAAATGACACCGGCTGCGCTTGTGAATTGAGCATCGGCGGCTGCGCTTCCGGTGCCATCGGCTTGGAAGTTGAGTAGGGAAAGGCCGTTATCCCACTGCGCCCCGCGCGTATTGTGCAAATATAAATGGGTTGAGGTGCCCATGTAGACGCCATGCCGCTCGTTACCCCAATAGATATGGGCCGAGTTAGTGGCGTCCCAATACAGCAAGGAAACGAAACAAAACTTGGTGATAATATCCGGCGTGAATGTGGTCGTGCTTTGCAGGTTGCCGGCGGTGTCAAAATAGAAAAAATGCAACCCTTCGGCCGTGGTCCAAGTTGTTGTTTTGGCGCCTTGAAGCACAAATTTATTGCCGCCGGAATAGATGGTAAAGTTGGCTCCGGTTGGCGTGACAGTTAAGGTCCGCGAACCGTCATTGATGGAAAGGCTAACTTGACTAGCATCAAGAAACCCCACCATTGATTCGGCCATATAACCGACAGTTGATCCGGTTAACCATGATCCGGCGCCAAGGCCAACGCCACTCATTCGGTGCCGCCTTCAGTGATGTAGAGTTTTCCGGTTGAAGCGTTGGACGAAATAACGGCGAGGGTTTCGCCCTCTTCTCGTTCAAAGTATTCCACGACGCCGCCCGGCAAAAATATTGATGCGACACCCTCAACAACGGCGGTTGGGGTAGCGCCAAAGGCAATGAAACAATCGGTCGTGGCAAATAGGCGCAGAATGGTAACACCGGCGGTAGGTTGCGCCAGGGCAACGGAAGCGGCACCAATGGCCGCAACCGAAGAGGCTCCGGGGCTAATCACCTGAAACATATCAGCAACAAATCCGTCGGCGCGTGCGGCTATTGAGGGCATGGAATAAGACTAGCTAATAAAAAAAGGGAATACAACTAGCGGTCAGTTGTATCCCCTTCCATTTGCCTTGATTGATTGGAGCAAAGCAAAATTAGGCTTGGTTTAAGTGTTACCCAACTCAAAAGCCATTAGTTTTTTAGGGCCATTTCCCTTTCGGACAGGTTTCTGTTACCAGCATTGTTTTTGCTTCCACGAAACATCCGCACGCCAAGCACCGCAACCCGCTTTTGAATTCGCATCCCTCGCAAATCGCTTTTCTGGCCTTAATAATTGCGTCATCCGCAATTACAAAACCTTCCTGTACGAAATGCTTTGCGGCGCTAGTCGCGGCCTTGGCCGCGTTCTTCGCCAGGTCGGCCCATGAACAGGCGCCACAATCCGAATCAGACATTTCGGCGCCTTTCGATTTCGGCCCTGATTTTGGTTAGGTGATCCTTCAAGGGATAGATTTGGTCAATCAACGCCGCCTCATCCGCCATAAGTTGCAGCATTGTGGCCTTTTCCAAGGGAATGGCCTTTTTAGGCAACTTGTCCGGGGAAAGCGTATTGACTACTTGCTCCGCGCTTAAAACCCCTTCCTGCTTGGCCACGAATTCGCCGTTTTCATAGGCAACAAACGTCGGGAATCTTTCAATCAATCCTTGTGTAATCGAATCGGGCGCGGCGCCTAACT